GATAAACCACCTGTTATAAGTGGGGTTATCAGAGAGAATCCCGTCGTAAAAACTAATAAATTAAGGAACCGAACGCTAACAGAAGAGCAAAGGCAAGATGTTATAGATTCAGCAAGGAATATGAGCGAAACTGAAGAATCTCGCTACAACGGAGATTATGTTGAGCCGACATTTGCGAATCTTAGAAAAGCCCTCAAAGATATGTACAGGCATATTGAAAATGGATCACCGTCTTATTATACAGCAAAAGATGCTATGTATGAATCTTTTGATAGGTCGCAACGCAAATTTAAAAGGACTGGGAGGTATTAAAAAATCAATCGTTATTTTCTGATATGGAAAAATACATACCCAAAGCCTTAGTATACTTCAACAAGCTATTTTATAGTAGTATGTTATTTATATTAATTCTAACCAACCAACCCCCAAGCGCTTTTATATTTTACACTAAACGCGCTTATGAAGGAAAAACTTTTGGCATTACTGAAAACCAAATTTGTTGGGGTTCAGGACGCAATTTTAGACAGGATCGCCACTAAAAAGGCTGAGACTGTAACCGATGAGTCACAGCTGCAAACCATTGTTGATGGGATAGGCTTTGCAAACATCATTGAATCCGAAACCGATTACCGTGCTACAGAAGCCACTCGAAACGCAGTTATCAACTACGAAAAGAAGCACAAACTGAAAGACGGTAAAGTTGTAGAGGATCCCAAACCAGATCCAAAAAAGAAACCCACAGACCCAAAAGACGGGGATGATCCACGGGACGCTCAAATCAATGAACTGAAAGATTCGCTTAACAAACTCACAGAGCTTGTTACCGGCGTAGTTACAGGGCAGCAGAAGACGAGCAAGCAATCACAAGTTGCTGAATTATTAAAGAAATCAAAGATTTCAGAGAATTATCAAAAGAAATGGCTCAACAGAATTGATGTTGATTCAGAAACACCTTTTGAAGATCAGATTAAAGAATTGGAATCCGAATTTCTTGATATAGGCCAGCAACATATTGCGGGTACGATTACAGGAAAAGAATTTATTGCGCCTGGTAAAGGCGAAATAAGCCATGTAAGCCCAGAGGTACAGGATCTTATTGCGGAAAAATTCCCTAAAGCAGCGGAAGGAAAGTAAAAAAAGTACTCACTAAAAAACCTTAAAAAAATGTTTGTAAACAACGAAAACGGAACCGAAAGGTCCTTGTGCATCGAACAGGTGTACGAAGATATCCCTGGTGGGGGCATCGTTGATCCGGATGATTTCAAAACCACCACCACGGTAATGCCAGAGGGCGCCCTTTTAGGGAAAGACTCCAATGGTATTTATCACATTTTCAAAACCGCAGAGCTTTATGAAAATGAAGCGAACACAGAGGTTGCCTACAAGGTTCATAAAAACCACGAATTTGTTGTTGGTGACTTCCTGATGGCTGCTATCGACACGGGCAGCGCTTGTTATGCGATTACGGGTATCACAACCAGCAACGCTAACTATGATGTTCTGACGATCGGAACAACCCTTGGTTTGGCAATGCTTGACGGTGACATGCTTGTACAGGGAACAGCAGAAGCTGCTTCTGCCGGAGCCGGTGTTTATAAATACGACCCTGTTGCCATCGCGCTTAATTCCGTCGATCTTACCAATGACAACCTCGGTTGCGGTCTTTTGGTTCGCGGAACTGTCAACCAGAGCCTTCTGCCTTATGGCGTTGACACTAAGATAAAGGCGTTTTTACCTCTTGTTAGGTTCATTTAATAATTTACGAAAATGGAAAGATCACTTTTAAAAGAAGCCTATAAATTGGCTAACCTTGAGGCGTATGTAAACGCCGCTAAAGAAGCGTTTCTGGCAAGAATGTTCTGGAATCAATTCTTTGCGCCTAAATACACATCCCAGCTTACCTGGGAATCTCTCTCCGGAACTTCCGGTAGTCCCGTAATGGCAGACGTTATTGAATATAACTCCTCAGCTCCCTTAAAGTCCCGTAAGACTGTAAGTAAGAGAAGTGGAGATATTCCTAAAATTGCCATCAAAAGGAAAATGGACGAAAAGGATTATAATGACTACCTAAATATTAGCGCGACCGCAAACGATACAAATAAAAAAGCAATCGCTGAGATTGTTTTTGGTGATATCGAATTTTGTTACGCAGGTGTTTTAGGCAGGATTGAACATTTGGCAATGCAAGCATTATCATACGGTAGTCTCGTTCTTGACGTAAACAACAACAATGGAATTATAACTGAAACGACCGTTGATTACGGAATCCCTTCAGCTAACAAAACCGCTGTTGCAACCGTTTGGTCAACCGCTGCAAGTGCTACTCCTCTCGCTGATATAAAAGCGGTAGTTGACGCGGCAAATACAAATGGCGGGTCTATTGCAAAAATACTGATGGATAAAGCAACGCTGAATTACATGCTTGCAACGACAGAGGTAAAGGATTCGTTTGGAGTATTTCAGGGAGCCGGAAGCGGAAAGAAAACCTACGTTTCTCTTGATAATTTAAATACAATGCTTGAGGGTCACCTTTTGCCAACTGTAATGGTTATTGATTCAAGAGTAAGGTTTGAAAATGGCGAACATACTCTTTCTAATATTGCCCCCTGGAAAACCGGTTATGTCACCTTTATTCCAGACATGAAAATCGGAACCTTAAAACATGGCCCCATCGCAGAGGAGAACGCTGAAAGCATTACAAAAAAAGCAGTAATTTTAAAAAGGGATTTCACTCTGATTACAAAATGGAGCGAACTTGAACCCTTTGGAGAATTCACAAAAGCTCAGGCAAATGCTTTCCCTGTACTCAATGACGTAGAAAGTATCTACATTTTGAAAACCAACGGGACCAGCTGGTCATAACCGATGACTGTAAAACAGGCAATATTATCCTTTCCTGGCCTTTCGGACATTCCGGATAACTTCATCGAGAAACTGATGCTCGACCGCTCCTTAAGTGGGGTGGCCGAGTATTCGGTTTCTTTAAAGGGTGAAACAGAGCTTTGCGCCGCTGACTGCTATATGTTTCTGCTTAACTCTCCCGACTTCACAGAAGGGGGTCTGAGTATCACGCTCAAGCGAAACGAGATGAAATCAACAGCAATAAGGCTCTACACGCTCAACGGTGAGGCATCAAACGCACAGCTCTTAAAATCAGGTAAAGCAACCTCAAGGACAGACAGATGGTAAGATACCCGCATACAGGCACAGTGACGATCCAGACGGTAACCATTACCGCCGGAGAAATCGCATCGTCTGTTGCTACCACTGCAACCATTATCGGAAGGCTTGAAGTACCGAAGCCGAACAATTCGCCAAGAAGGGTTAAATCCTCATCCGGTGACTGGATCGACGTAAGAGGAAGGTTTTTCACAAAGGAGAAAAGCGTTTTAAATGCCGACAAGCTCACGGTTAACGGTGTTGCTTACAAGATCGTAAGCTGGGTTGAATATCAAACATACTCGGAGATATGGCTGGATTAACACCGCTGTTTTCGAGTCGTGATATCGACCTGTTTTATGAGAAGTTTACCGATCAGGCTGAAAGGAAGTTCATTGAAACATTGCAGTATGCCGGGGAAATGGCCGTTAAAATCGCCCGTGAAAACGGGAAATACAACGACATAACCGGAAACCTTCGCTCATCCATCGGTTATGCTATCATAAAAAACGGCAAGGCGATTGAGGAAAACTATGAGGAGGGACCTCGGGGAACAGACCGTAAATCAGGCCTGAAAGAAAGCAAAAGACTTGTACAGTCGGTTGCAAAGGATCTTGGCGGCGGTTTTGCCCTTGTGGTTGTGGCCGGGATGGATTACGCCCTTCATGTCGAGAACATGGAAAACAAAGACGTTCTTTCCTCAGCAGTGACAGGTACAGAGAAGTTTTTACGTGACACGTTAGACAAAGTAATTTATGGCTGATAATTTCGATGCGGTTGATATCTTGTACGGGGTGATTTATCCCTTTGGGGTAGCTGTGTATAAAGACAAGTCTCCTGAGGATATTACCACCGAGCACATCGTGGTAAATTCCTCATCCTCGGGGCCATCTAGCTTTGGCACAAACGACGTGAGCGTTAATGTGAACATATTCGTTCCTGTTACACACAACGGAATGCCAAACCGGGCAAGATTCAAAACAATCAGAACCGGAATAAGGCCGCTTATAGAAGCCGCAAACCCTTCTGGTTACTACTGTTATGTCGATAATGAATTCTCCGCAATGATTGAGGATGCAAAGAAAGGTTTTGACTGTTTTACAATGCGTTATTTACTCACTTTAAACAAATAAAATACCATGGCTATAGCACTTGGAATTGAAAAGATCGAATACGGAACTGTTGGTAACGGGATACCCGCCACCACTTTTACCGAGATTCCTGACGAAATCGCTGAGGGCTCTGTTGTCTTTAGCTTTTCTGAACCTACTGAAACAAATATCATGAGCGAAACCTCTGATATCCCTGTTGAAACTATCGTAACGAAAGAAGATTCGGAGTATATCGAATTTGCTCTTATCGCACCAGTTGCCGCAACACTTGCTCTTTTTGCAGGAGGTACAGCAACAGGGGAGAAATGGGACGCGCCCACAACTGTACCTAGCGTTAACCGAACAATAAAGGTTACATCGAAAGTAAACGGAGGTTATAAATGGGAGTATACCATAGTAAACGCAAAGATTGTGGCTAAACTCAACCAGGCACCGGCAAAGAAATCGGAAGAACAGTTCCTGGTTCGTTGTTACATTCAGTCTGCAATCACATCTGGAGGCGTTGTGAACACTCCATTTATCCGTGAAAGGATATCGGCATAATCCGATTTTAGAAATCTTATTTAAAAAGGCTTACTCTATTACAGGGTGGGCCTTTTATATTTTAAGAGAAACAAAGCATGGATAAAAACGAGGTAAAAAAAATGCTGGGCTGGCAGGCGAGTCTCATAACAGGCACAGCCGCAGTATTTGATTTTGTGGGGGAGGACAAGACAATGCTTCCAGAAGGCGTGACAATGGACAAGATATCGGTTTACCCTTTGAAAGTAGGCACGGCCCAGCGCATCGCAGCGATATCATCCGGAATTCTGCTTGAGGACCTTGATAGGATCACGGTAAACGAAAATGCGGCCTTTGACCCAAAAGCCCCGGAAATCTTCCGAAAGTACTCCGATTCCATTCTTGATATTGTGTGTATCGGAATCCACAACAAGCAAAGCCAGTTCCCTGAGTACCTTAAAAAATACCTTGAGGCAAATTGCACGTGGGAGGATCTTCATATACTGCTAAATGCCGTCCTTTTCAGGATGGGAACAATGTCTTTCATAAGCTCTACCACCGATCTGAAAAGGGTGGGCCTGCAAAGCGACATGGAGTTAATAGCCATGCAGAAGAATCTAAAGAGCTGGGGGAAAAACTAATCAGCCCGTATGCACTTCTGGTTCTTGCAAACAAAGCGTTTGGTTTCACGCCCCAGTATACATTATGGGAGCTTGACAACCAGACATTGAACAGTATGTTTTCAGAGCATTACTATCTGAACCAAAAGAGCCAGATGCAGCGAGATGAGAAAGGGGAGTTTGAATGGATAGAGATACCGAATATCGAAGGGAAAACAACGAGGGCAAAAAAATACACAGATCCGACAAATTTAATATAAAGTTATGGGCATAAACAATCGTGGTGGCGCTCTCTTTTGGGCAACAGGAATAGACAACAGCGGGCTTAAAAAAGGCAAGGAACAGGCCGCCGGAATCATTAAGGGACTCATGAAGCAGGTAAGCGGCTTTGATGTTTTTGCCGGAATCGGCGTGAGTGCGGCTATGGCTTTTGCTAAAATCACAAAAGAAGCCTACGCTTTCAGTAAGGAGTTCCAGACAGCAATGAAGGAGGTACAGACAATCTCACGGGCCACTCAGGAAAATTACGAGGGAATGAGCGATGCTATCGTAAAGATGAGCCGAGAGGTGCCTGACAGCGCCGTTGAGCTTACAAAGGCTTTTTATGAGATCGTATCAGCTGGTTACGACGGCGCCCGTGGCCTTGAGTTATTGGAGGCCGCATCCCGTGGAGCCGTTGCCGGAGTAACCACAACCACTGTTGCAGCCGACGGTCTTACAACCATTCTTAACGCTTGGAAACTTGAAACCTCAGAGGTTACTAAGGTTAATGACATTATGTTTAGAACCGTGGAGCTTGGTAAAGTTACTTATGACGAACTTGCCGGATCTATCGCTCAGGTTGCTCCCCTTGCTGCGGCTTCAGGAGTTTCCTTTGAGGAGGTAGGCGCAGCAATAGCCACCCTTACAAAACAAGGCACCCCGGCGGCTCAGGCAATAACACAGATCCGCTCTGCTATGATTGCAATGAATGAACAGCTTGGAACCGGATGGGGAGAAGCCTTAACGCTTCAGGAGGGTTTTCAGGCACTCGCTGACATTTCCAAAGAAACCGGGAAGCAGTTAAACGAGGTAACCGGAAGAGTGGAGGGCGCAATGGCCGTGCTTGCCACAACCGGAAAGAACGCCCAAGGGGCTGCTGATGATATCAAGAGTATCGGAGAGGCTGCCGGATCAACAGAGAAGGCATACAGTATAATGGTTGAGTCTGCGGATGTTCAAATGAAGATCCTTGCCAACAACCTGAAAGAACGGCTAAAAGATTATGGTGATTATCTTGTTGTAAGCATGGCTGATATTGTTGAGCGAATGAACCGCCAAATGCTTGCAAGCGCAGAGAAAAGAGACAAAGCGAAGATAGCAAGCGCAAAAAGAGATCAGACTATTATCGAAAGTGAGCTTTCAACTCTTGATAATCCGATCGATACGTTTTTCAGGGGAAAACAGAAAACAGAGGAACGAAGGAAAGAACTTCAGGCCGAACTTGATGTTTTAAAGGGTTTTCTGAAAAGCGCACAGATCGAAGCTGATAAACTAACCGCCCCGGCAGAAGGAGGGAGTGCTCCACCTCCTATGTTCGATCAGAAGAATCTTGACGAAGCAAAGAAAGGTTATGAAGAATATCAGATGCTCGTTATTAACGGTTTTAAAAAGGAAGCTGATCTTTTTTACCAGGAACAACTAAAAGCTGGAGCGACTTACAAGGAATATCTAATTGATCAGTTAAGAATATTCGAGAACGATGTGGATGCTCGAAAGGAATTGTACCTTGAGCTATCTGCATTGATTCAGAAAGAAACCGAAGCCCAAAAAAAAGCCGAGGAAGAATCTTTTATACCATTGACAAGGCGCCTTGAGGCCTTAAAAAAGATGTCTGAATCAATCAACAAGGGCAGTGCATCAAACAATTTTGTTTCCTCTTCAGATAACGAAAAAACAACCGGATCAAAAGCCGCAGATGCGATCAGCAAGCAGATGATGGGTAAAATCGGGGTCGCACTCTCATTCGTTACCGAGGTACAAACCAAAAGCGAACGGGTTTCACGGACGTGGGACAACATCATAACCGACATAACCAATCCTGAAGCATGGTCAACAGCTGCCGCCGGAGTTCGTGAAATCGGCTACCTGATCGGACAGTCTAATCAGGAAATGGGCGAAATGATGATGGGAGTAGGTGACGTGATGGACGGAATGGTAAGTGCTCTTGCAAAGGGAGCCACTCCGCTAGCAATGATTCAAGGGGGAATGCAGGCATTCGCAGGGCTGGCCAGAATATTTGAATCCGCCGGAGCCTATGCCAAGACCTTTGATGATATACTTGAGGACATGAACCGCAACCTTGAGAAACAACAAAGGTTGCTTGATCTATCGTACCGCAAAGGAGATACCGACAAGGCGTTTCAAGGAAACCTTGACGCGCTTAACGATCAGAAAAAAGCCCTTGAGGAAAATATCAGGCTCCAGGAGCTTGCGGTTGCCATGGGTGAAAAGCTTGGATTTTTTGGAAGGCTCTCAGCCGGTATTAGTCTGAGCAAATTGAACGAGGAACTGCAAAAATACAATGATCAGCTAAATGATGTAAACATCCAGATTGAGGACCTTGGCCAGTCATGGACGGACTTCAACGCCGGACTCGTTACAGAGCTTGACCTTGCTGAACAGATTGCTCAAGGATTTGCAGATGGAAAAACAAGCGCTGCTGATTTTGCAAGTTATGTTAATGATATCATGAAAGATGCTGTACTCGAAGTGTTTAAAGCCTCAATCCTTGGGCCACAGTTAACTAAAGCACAGGAGTTTCTTTCTGCCGCATTCAATGATCAGCAGCTCACAGGGAGTGAAATTGAAGCTTTTCAAAGGATGATGAACGGAGTGATTCGTGATTCAGAAGCGGTATGGAACAGTTTAACCGGAAACCTCGACATGAACGCAGGCAAAGAGGAAGACGCCAACAGCCTTTCTGGATCTATCCGTGCAAGCCTGACCGAGGAAACGGGTTCAATCCTTGCCGGGACTATGAACGCAATGCGGATGGATTTAAGGGAGCTTGTTGTTATTCAGCTTGACTCCATCAGGACTCTTTCAATGATCGAGGATAATACAAGGAAATTATACGGAATTGATCAGAGCCTCATTTCAATTAAGGATTCGTTTCAAAATATCGGGAAATAATGGCATATACAATTAACGGCGGCAGCTTTTCGACCTGGAGCATGACAGCCCTGTCATGCGAAGGCGCTCTGGATTTCCCAAAGCGACTCGGAGAGTATGAGTACGACTGGGGAGATTCTTACGGAACAGAGGGTTTTGTATCTACAGATGATCTATTCTGGGATGGCAGGGAAATAAAGGTAAAAGTATTCTACAAAGGATCTAACCTTGTCAGCATTATAGATACACTGCTTTCGACTCTTAAAGGGACAAATCTAACTCTTGTGACAACTTTCGGGTCTCACGCTTGCAGGATAATGGGTATAAAAACCGTATCAATCCTAAAACCAAACCAACAAGCACTTCTGGAAATATCGTTCTGGGAAAACGCTGTTCCTGTCTCATCGGCTCCGGCAGCCGTTGGAGGATCGGGAATTCTTTTGGCTGGTCGTGATTTTTATGTTGATTTTGGAATGCACACTAAGAGTATTGGTGGTTACTCGGATGTGCCGGACTTTTATCAGCGCAATCTTACTTATGGATCAGCAGCAAGAATTATGAGCGGCGTCCGAAAAAATCGGACAGTCAGGATCGAGCTAAACGGAAGATACACAAGCCTTGCAACAATGATTTCAAAGGTTAACAGTCTGAGGTATCTATTAATGAGCTCAGGGTTAAAAAGCATTGTTTACAGGACGGTAACAAAAAACACCTATTTCACGGACGGGGCGAAAGTTTACGCAGATCCAAAAACCTTTTCCGTCAATTTAATTCTTAACCTTAAAATTCAGGAGTAATGGCTCAGATTACAATATACAGAGGTCTTTCCGCTATAATATCGGTAAGCATTGACGACAACAGTAGGCTCACAAAGCAGCTCAATTCAATCGACAGAATCAATCTATCTTTTGTACTTGACAGCTTCACGGAAATTCTTATCGGAGATTATATCACTTGGATGGGTTTGGAATATAAGATTTACTCTTCGCCGGATGTCAAGAAGGCCAGTGAACTGAAATATGAGTACAACATTGTTTTTGAGGGTCCGAATTACGCACTTCAAGGGGCCCTGTACCTGCTCGATGATCAGGGTGAGTTCTACCTTACCGGAACCGCTTCGGACTTCATGGGTCTGCTCGTTTCGAATTTAAACCGGGTGACTCCAGGATCCTACTCGACCGGAACGATACCGTCTACCGATTACAAAAACATACACTTTGACAATGAGGATTGCTTTACGGTTCTCCAGCGCATTGCCGATGAGTTTGAATTGGAGTATATAAACGACGGCGGATATATAAACCTTTATGAGGCTATCGGAAACGCAACCGGACTATCGTTCGAGTATAAAGACGGCCTAAGAAACATCAAGCGCTCAAGGGTGAGCAATAAATCGATTATAACTAGGCTTTACGCATTCGGATCAGACAGGAACATAGATTATACCTATGGAGCCAAAAGACTAAAGCTTTCGACGGCCTATATCGAGAAAAACACAGCTTCATATGGTGTGATCGAGGCGGTAAAGATATTCGAGGATGTTTACCCGCATTTTGCAGGGACGGTTGATTCATCCCCAGAAAGAACTCAGATTGTAGATTCGGCAATTGATTTTGACCTTAACAGCTACCTGATTGAGGGAGAGGCGGCAAAGATAGTATTCCAAACAGGACCTCTTGCCGGGTATGAGTTTGAGATATCAGAATTCAACAACACTACAGAAACAGTAACCTTTAAAACCTACACGGGAGATGACGGTCTTACGCTCCCATCGGCAAGCATTTATCCTGGCGCCGGAAACAAGTACACCTTTGTAGATATAAAAATGCCTGCGGCATATATAACAGCCGCAGAGGCAGAGCTCCTGTCAAAGGCAAACGACTACCTCGACGAAATGGCAGACCCGAATGTAGTTTATGAGATCGAAATGGACTGGCATTCTTTAAAATCATCATCCCAGCATTTGGATGTGGGCGACCAGATCACTGTAACGGATCCAC